GAGATTTACTAACATAGGAGTTTAAAATGGCTGAGCCTACAAAAATGGTTGTGACAAGGCATCCTGCTCTTGTTGCGTATCTTATAAAGCATGGTTATGTAGCACGTGATGTAATACACACACCTTTTGCTACGATAAAAGATGTTAAGGGAAAGCACGTATTTGGTGTTCTACCTAATTGGCTTGCATGCCATGCAGAAAAGTTTACAGAGATGCAGTTGCGTCTACCAAAAGATAAACGAGCAGTAGAACTTACACTACAAGAGATTGAGTTCTACTTAGTTGGTTTAACAACTTACATAATAAGAGAGGTATCAAATGAGTAACTTTCCAGACTTTTTGAAAACAAAAGATGTTGAAGATGCAGAAGGCATTGGACTTTCTGAAATGGAACAACTTGCAACACTGATTAGAGCATATGATGAATATGCTGCACATGTTGCAGAAATCGAAGAGCAACTTAATATTGCTAAGAAAACATTCAACCGTATTTCAATGGAAGAAATACCAAACTTCTTGTTATCTCATGGTGTTACAGAAATGAAACTCACAGATGGCAGAAAAGTAACTGTAAAAGAAGATATATCTGCAACAGTTACTGATGATAAGGCATTCAAGACTTTCTTGCTTGAACGTAATGAAACAGACATAATCAAAGTAAACTGTGCATTTGCAAAAATGGAAGCAGAACAAATGACAAAGCTTATGGATTTCTTGATGGATAATGATTATGACTTTGACGCAAAAGAAGATATTCATCATCAAACAAAAAAGGCATACTTTAAAGCCCTAATTAAGCAATTAGGTAGAGACAACTTACCAGAATTTGTCAATATTTTTGACCTTAGAACAACAAAGATTAAATAGGTAATTGTTAATTACCTTTATAAATAACGCGAGTAAGATTCGCAAATGGAGGCCAGCAAAATGGCAGATGAAAAATTAAAGTTTATCCACGCAGCAGAGGATGCACTCGACGGGTTTGAGGGAATCAACGCAAGTACGGTTGCCATACCGTTTCTAAAATTGGCACAGGAATTATCTCCTGAGGTCAAGGTACAGAAGGATGCCTACATAAAAGACCTAAAACTTGGTGAGTTTTTTAACAGCACTACGAAACAAATCTATGGAGCAAGCTTCAATTTTATCGTTCTTAAATTTGAACGTATTTATATTGAATGGAAACCAAATCGTGGTGGTTTTGTTGAGATGCACACACCTGAAAATGCAGAGAGAATTGCTGCAGATAAAACATTTGGTAAATGGAAAACAGGTGCAGGCAATGACTTAACAGAGTATTACACATACTTTGGTATTATTGAAGGTCATGAGCATGAAGGTGTTATTGTTTATTCAATGTCGTCTACAGGTATTAAAGTAGCGAAAGAATGGAATAAAATAATGACAACACACTATATTGATGGCAATAAGAGGGCGATGCCTTACTATCTTGTTTTCAATATAAGCTCTAAGCTTAAAACATCAGGTCAGAATGAGTGGTACACACCTGTTATTAAGTTTGACCACTATATCAATGAAGAGCAGTATGCTCTTATAACAGGCGAAAGAAAGGCATTGCCAAATCGCTCTGCAGACTATGCTCAAATAGAGGGACCAAAAACACGTAGTGAAGATACTTCATACGAAATTGGTGACGACGAACTTTAAACAAAAAGTGAGCCATGTAAAAGTGGCTCACTTTACTTTAACAAGGAGTTAAAATGGCATTATTGATGACACCAACATTATGGAATAGCATGGATTGGCTTGCCAAGTGTCCGCCTTCATGGAAAGAAAAAGCATATATAGACTTATCTAATATGTTGAATAGAAAATGGACAAGCAATCCAGCTGTTGAACGTGGAATGGCTTTTGAAGATGCATTGTGTAATAAGAAACTTGAAAAGTATGAAATCGATGCTGATTTAACAGACAAGTTTAATGCTGCATATGAAGAGATTCATTCGCCAGATAGTAATTTTCAAGCCAAAGCAAAGAAATTTGTTATGTTTGATAATAAAGAATTTATTTTGTATGGTAAGATTGACGTAAAGTTGCCAAATAAAATAATAGATATTAAGACTACAGGCAACTATCGTGGACAAGGTAGTTATCTTAGTGGTTGGCAGCATAAAGTATATTGTCTTTGTGAAAAGATAGCTGACTTCGAATATATTGTATTTGAATTCAATAATCTTGGTCTACTTACAGATGTGCATAGAATTAGCTATCATGTATATTCTTTTGCAGAGCTTGAAAAAGAAGTAATGGACAAGCTTAAGTCTGTTGTTGAATTTTTACGCAAAGATAACAAGCTAAAAGTAGCTTATATGAAAGTCTTTAATATGTATAACTGAGGTATAGAATGTCAATTAGTCCATTGCAGCTTAATACTTTTCAAGCATTATTTTCTGGCAATGAAAAGGCATATGGACAACATATGTATGCCTTGTCAGAAGAGGGCGAAAAAGAAAAAGGTACAAATACAACAGTAACAGATAAGTTAGTTACACAAGATTTATATGCGGCACATTTAAAAGGTGAAAAAGGTCTTGGTATTGTGCCTATAACTAGTGATGCAAAGTGCAAGTTTGCTGTAATAGATATAGATATATATGACAAAAATTTAATGCCTTATTTGTCTGCTATAGAAAGATACAATTTACCACTAGTACCTTTCTATAGTAAGTCAAAAGGACTGCATATATATGTATTCTTTAGACAGTTTGTAAGTGTAGCAAGTGCACAATCATTACTCAAAAAAACAGCAAAAGTATTTGGCATAAGTTTACTAGTAAAACAAATTAAGAATGAAAGTTTAGAAATATTTCCTAAACAATTGAAACTTGCTCCAGGGCAAACAGGCAATTGGATTAACATACCATATTTTGGTGGTCTTAATTCACAGCAAGCAGCAATACGTAATGGTGAAATACTTAATTTGAATGATGGCTTAAACTATATTCAAGACAAAGTTACGACAGTAGATATGTTTGAAACGCAGTTAAAAGAATTGCCTTATTCAGATGCACCACCTTGTATTCAAACAATAACAATGTTGAATAAACTTGATATAAATAATGGCAGAAATAATTTTCTATTTTCTTGTGGTGTATATCTTAAAAAGAAAGATGAAAATTATTTTGAAACAAATTTAGTAGAAATAAATGATACTATGCAAGAACCATTATCTATTAAAGAGTTAGAAACAACAATACTTGCATCATTAAGACGTAAAGATTATACATATAAGTGTACTGTCAGTCCATGCGTAGACTTTTGCGACAAGAAAATATGTCAATCAAGAGAATATGGTATTGGCAAAGATGGTGGTTATTTTTCAAATCTTATATTTGGTAATATGGTTCAATTTGCTGCAGCAGCGCCATATTATGAATGGGAGGTAAAGGCTCAAGAACTTGAACCATTTAAACGTTTACGCTTTAAGAATGAAGATGAAATTATAAAGCAAGATACATTTCTAAGATTATGCTTAAGAGAACTTAGATTTTTGCCTTTTAAAATGAAGCAAACAGAATGGTTTAAATTAGTAAATCAAGCTTTAGCAGACTTAAAAATAGAAGCAGTCGCTAAAGAAGATGATACTTCACCACTTATGCGCTTTCATAATTTATTTTATGAGTTTTTGACAGGCAGAGCAATGGCAACATCGTATCAACAAATAAGAGCAAAGCGTGTATTCTTTGATACAAATAAACAAGTATATTTGTTTAGAGCAAAAGATTTAATAGATTTTGTTTATGACATAAAAGGTTTTAAACTATATAGTGTTGCAGAAATACATGGTTTATTAAGAGACCTGAAAACATTTAAGTTTACATGTCGTGATGAAGTTAGTGCACAGTTAAGACTTACAGGAATACGCGCTGCAGATATTGATAGAGATTACTTGCCAATTAGTGGTAATGATTTTGCTATTGAATTTAAAGACTATGAAGAGGATAATAAGGAATTTTAGATATGCAATATAAAGAAATAATATTTGGTGCCCCAGGTTGTGGCAAAACAAGAAAACTAATGACTATACTTGAACAAGAATTAAGACTTCTATCGCCAGAAAGAATAGCTTATGTTTCTTTTACTAAAAAAGGTGCAGAAGAAGGTCTATCAAGAGCACGTGAATTATTTGATTATCCAAATAAAGCATTTAATTATTTCAAAACAATTCATGCAATATGCTTTCAAGTTCTTAGAGTATCAAGAAGTGATATTATGAGTCGCAAAGACTATAAAGTATTTTCAGATGCAATGGGCATGCGTTTTGTTGGCTATTACACAGAAGAGTTTTATCATAGTGATGATAGATATTTACACTTACACTTATTGAAACAAAATAATCCAAAAGCTTATGAACAAATGCTTGAAACAATTGATATAAATTTGCATGACCTTGAGCACGTGACAAATAATTATGAACGTTTTAAAGAGCATATTAGCAAGTATGATTTTACAGACTTATTAACAAAAGTTGTTAAGCAAGGTAATAGTTTAGATATTGATGTTGCTATTATTGATGAGGCACAGGACTTGACAACATTACAATGGGATGTTTGTGACGTTCTATTTAGGAATGCTAAAAGAATATATATTGCAGGTGATGATGACCAAGCAATTTATGAATGGACAGGTGCCGATGTTCATAAGTTTCTAAGTATTGCTGGCGAAAAAATAATTCTTGATAAAAGCTGGCGTTTGAAAAAGAATTTATTAGATTTTAGTAAAAGAATAACAAGCTTAATCTCTGAAAGAGTAGCTAAGAATTTTGCACCTATTGAAGATGGTGGAGGTATATTTTTTCATAATACAGTAGAAAATTTTGACTTTAAAGAAAATGAAACTTATTATTGCTTAGGGCGTAACAATTATCACTTGTCCGTATATACTGATGAATTACGTAAGCAAGCCAAAGTTTATAAATTTAAAGATAAACTATCATACAATGAGAATATTGTTAGAGCAATAAATAATTTTGAAGCCTTCAAGACTGGCTTATTAAATGAAGAAGATGCTATATATGTTCGACAATATCTTAGACTTGATATTGTTAATATACATAGATTATCTTGGTTTGAAGCGTTAAGCTTAACACCTGATGAAGCATTTTATTACAAGCAGCTAATTAAAAATAAAGTAGAATTAGGTGATGAAAAAATATTAGTGAGCACTATACACGGTGTTAAAGGAGGCGAAGCAGATAATGTATTACTGTTAATGGACATAACAAGAACAGTATATAAACATGTTACCGAATTTTCTGATAGTGAATTAAGATGCTTATATGTTGCTTGTACAAGAGCTAAAAATAATTTACACATTATATATCCAAGTACGAAATATAGTTACAGTGTACTACTTGAATCACTTGACATACTAAAGGAGCAATAAATGAGCGCGATAATTGAAGGTGTTGATGGCACAGGAAAAACTACTTTTGCTAAAAATTGGTTGTTACTTAATCCAGACTATTTTTATGTGCATAATTATACTAAGCCAAAAAGAGAAGATGATTTTATAAGCGAAGCATCAAAAGAAATGCTTATACTTAGAAATCATGATGTTGTAATGGATAGAAGTTTTATAATATCTGAATATGTATACTCAACAGTACTTGAACGTGATACTTATATAGATTCAGATAGATTGCTTTCTTATATTTACTATGTCAATATGCAAAAACATACACTTGTTCTTTGTACTTATAGAGATATAAAAAACGTTGTACTTAAAGAAGAAGATAAATGGCTACCAATAAAAGAATTAAATGCCCTGTATACATATTTGTTTATTGAAAGTAAACTTATAAACTTAACAGATATTCGCTATATTGAAGACCAAATAAATACTGAGGAGCAGAATTATGAAAATTATTAAACAAAGTATCATCTGTCTTACGCCAAGTAATTGGTATGCAGATTATGCAAGAATCATTGAACTTGCAGGAAGAGTATGCTATAAATCAGAAGCTAAAATAACTGATGAAACTACACACAGATTTATACGAGCACTTATTAAAAGTGGTCATGAATCTGTATTAGAACATGTCAGTTTAACATTTAGGTTTATTACTGACAGAGCGATAGCAAATGCACTTGTAAGACATAGGCACTGTTCATTTTCACAAGAAAGTACCCATTATATAAATTATGCAAAGAAAAAAGAGCTTACATTTATTCACCAAATGGGCGTAAAAGATTTTATTAAGTATACAAAAGAACTTAAGACTATTGAAGATAATTATTTTGCTTGTAAAGAGGGCCATATGCAAGCAAGGGCAATGTTACCATTGGCAATGAAAACAGAATTAGTTATGACGACTAATTTAAGAGAATGGCGAAGTATACTTAAAATAAGAATATTTGGTAAAGACCATCCACAAATGACTGAATGTATGCGCAAATTATATAATTGGTTTAAAATAAATATGCCTATATTTGTTGAAGATATAGAATATGACTTTGGCCAAAGACAAGATGTTTTTATTGATAAGGAATAACAAATGTTAAATAAAGTTGAATGCGATAAGTTATATGAATTATTAGAAACTAAAAAAGGTAGAGTACACCAACTATGTGTTGCTATTGAAGAATTTTCTGAATTAACAAAAGAATTAACAAAGTACATGCGTGATGATTCTTATACTAATTCTAAAAAGATTTGCGAAGAAATAGCAGATAGTGAAATTGTATTAGAACAGCTAAAAAGATTTTTTGATTCTAATAATGAACTCGTGCCATTTATGAAAGAGTTTAAATTAAAACGTTTAAAAATATTCTATCTTAATAATGAGCATAAATAATCTTCTAAATAGTCATTGACTGATAAAGATTATATTTAGGTGATATTCGTATATTCATTATTGTATATAATTTGTTTAGTCAATGACTGTAGAAAACCTATAAGAATCTATTTAAGGGGTATACCATGGAATATGGAATTGGACACTGTGAATGCTGTGGAAAGACTTTTGTCAAGTATAGACCTTTTCAAAAGTACTGTAGCAATAAGTGCAGAGAAATAGTTTATGAAAAAAAATACAGATATGTCAAAAAGCCGATGGTTAAAAAAATATGTGGAAATTGTGGCAAAGAATTTGAAACAAATGATAGTAAAAAGAAATACTGCTGTGTTGAATGCTGTCGCATATTTCAGAATTCATGCTATGAACCAAAAGAACAAGGTATACGAAAGTGTGCAGTATGTGGCAAAGAATTTACAACAACACATCATGCTAAAAAATATTGTACTGATGAATGTTATCTTGTAGCAAAGAAAGTAAGGGAGACAAAAAATGAAGCAATATCCAGAATTAAACTCTAGCAAATATTTGTCAATAGATATAGAAACCTTTGACCCAGATTTAGAGAAAGGTGGCCCAGGAGTATATAGAAGTATACCATTAGATTTTAAAAATCCAAATGGTTATATTCTTGGTGTTGGTATTGAAGATTCGCATGGCAATAAAATGTACCTTAACCTCGGCCACTATGATTGTACACAGAATATACGAGAAACAAATTTAAAATACTTAAGAGAACAGTTTAGCAAAATAAGTGAATCAACTTTGTTAATTGGTCAAAGACTTATGTATGATTTAGACTGGCTTATAAATTGGTGTCAATTACCAATAAAAGGTAAAATTATAGACGTAGGAATTGCAGAAGCATTACTTGATGAAAATCAAGGCAAATATACACTTGACTTTATGGGCAAGAAATATTTTGATGAAGGCAAAAATGATGCTGAGATAAAAGAATTCTGTGCAATAAATAATTTAAAAGGTGATGCAAGAAAATGGCTATACAAGATGCCACATTATATGGTATACGATTATGTTATGCAAGATATTGGTTTACCTGTAAGAGTATGGCATGTTCAAGAGCCATTACTTGAAAAAGAAGATTTGTTACCTTTAATGGAATTAGAGTGTGACTTGACATGGGCACTACTACTTTTTAGAAAAACAGGCGTAAGAATATCAACTAATGTAAGAGACAAAAATGCAGCAGAATTAGAACAGAAAATATACGACTACAAAACAAAGCTTACAAAAAATGCTGGCTTCGATTTTAATTATAGAAGTACCCAGCATCTTGCTTTTTTGTTTGATGAAAGTGGTATTCCGTATCCAACAACAGTTAAAGGTAATGCATCTATACCAAGAGATTATCTTTTAAAAGTAGCCAAGGGTCAAGCAACATTTCCTGATGGACAACCTTATAATGATGAAGTAGGTATGCAACTTGCCAAAGATTTAAGTGAACTAAAAAGAGCAGATAAAGTATTAAATACTTTTATTGATGGCAGTCTTGTAAAGTTTGTAAGCGACAATGATTTAATTCATTGTAGCTTCTATAATATGCGTACTGATGATTATGGCACACGCTCTGGTAGATTTTCTTCAGCAAATCCAAATCTTCAACAAATACCTTCTATTGGTGTTGATGAATATTATGGTAGATTATCGCGTGAATGTTTTATACCATTCGATGATTGCTGGTGGGGCAAGATTGACTATTCACAAATTGAGTATCGTTTTATGGCACACTTTGCAAGAGGAGAAGGTTCAGAAGAAGTAAGAGCAAAATATAATGCTAATCCGCGTACAGATTATCATCAGTATATTGTGGACTTAACAGGACTTAAAAGAAGATATGCCAAAAACCTAAACTTTGGTGTAGCATATGGAATGGGTGCAAAGCATATGGCTGAATTCTTTCAGTGGGAACTTGATTATTGTTATGCAACACTTAATATATATCATAGTCATGCACCTTTTATCAAAGCAACTATTCGTACTGTTGAAGATGTTGCTAAAAGACGTGGTTATATTAGAACGTTCCTTAAAAGACGCTCAAGACTACTTGACCCTAACAAAGCATATACAATGTTCTGTAGATTGATTCAGGGTTCAGCAGCAGACTTGATGAAAAAAGGTATGTACGAAATATTCAAAGCTGGTATATTTGATGTACTAGCACCACATATTACTGTGCATGATGAAATAGATGTTTCTGTTCCAAAGACTAAAGAAGGCCTTGATGCATTTTGTGAAATGAAGCATATAATGGAAACTTGTGTAGACCTAAAAGTACCTATTATTGCTGATATGGAACTTGGAAGCGACTGGGCAGACTTAACAGAATATGTTGACCCGAAGGAGACTTATAAACTACTATGTTAGAAAAGTATATGCGTAAAGAACTACTTGCTTTATTGCCAGAAATAATGTTTCAGCCAATTGAGTCTGGTGATACGGGTATAGGTATACCAGATATATGGTATGGATATAGGAAAATATCTGGCTGGATTGAATTAAAAGAGTTGACAAAAGTTCCAAGATATGATATAATAGAAATACCTTGGCGTCCAGGGCAACTTAATTGGTATAATAAATATTGCAAAAAAGTAAGCGAAAAATATTTTTTATTGTTAACAATAAAAGATAATTGGTATGTAATGAATAAACTAAATATTTTTGAATGTTATGCCAAAAAAGAATTGGCCAGATATTTTTTATGCGAAACAAAAGACCTAATAAATAATCGTAGTGTCTTAAAAGCATTACTCTTATAAAATAAGGAGTACATAGTGAAAAGATTTATTGTTTTATTTTTAATGGTTGCAATGGGGCTACAAAGTATATCTAATCCGATAGATGGCCCATTTATTAAAACATCCGGTATTGGCTTTAGAAGAGACCCAACAGTATCGAGTGGTGGTGAAGTAGGTTTTCATCGAGGTGTTGATTATGCTGCAGAAGAAGGAACACCTGTACGTGCATGCTTTGCTGGTATTGTTATTGACCATTGGCCCGCGCCAAATGGCTATTACAAAGGACATCCAATATACGGTGGAATGATAAGAATAATGGATGCCGAAGGCATAACAATGTATGCACACTTATCTAAAACAATTATCCATGAAGGTGACTTAGTTAAAGAGGGCGAAATAATTGGTTATGTTGGTAATACAGGAAAGTCCACTGGTCCACATTTACACCTTGAAAGACTCGTTGAATTAAACTTTGATAAATATAATACTTCATTGTATAAATAATCTTCTAAATAGTCATTGACTGATAAAGATTATATTTAGGTGATATTCGTATATTCATTATTGTATATAATTTGTTTAGTCAATGACTGTAGAAAACCTATAAGAATCTATTTTAAGGGAATACCATGAGAAAGAAATGTTCAGGCTTAACGCATGAAGAAGTTGTATTTGTGCATAATTATCTTGCTGATTGGGGTATGACAGACGTAATAGAATTAAAAACTATACTGAACAAAAGAAGTTTACACAATAGTTTATTTTTAACTAAACTGTCTACACATATGCTACTGTTAGAAGAAAGTGAGTTTATTGAAAAAGTAAATCCAAAGAATGGTAAGAAAAAATTGTATGAAAAAAATATAAAAATAGCCCTCTTAAAAGAGGGCCTATTAGTTAACTCACAATAAATTATTCGCCAATTGTTAACGAGTAAACAAAGCATATGCGTAGTCTTGTCATACCAGCCAAAAGACTTAAATCATCACGTACATATGCGACTAATTCATCATTATTTCTTGGGTCTAAGCGAATAACTTGGCCAGTGACATTCTCAATATTAAAAAGTATATTAGTGGCATATGCTCCAGAAGGTGCCTTATCAGAATAAGTAATAATCATACCTGTATCTCTAAAATCTTGATTGCATTTAAAGTTACCAATATTCATTTTTATGTCATCTTGTTTTCTTATATATAAACCGTTTGTTAATTCAACTAAACCACCAAATCTTGAATCATCAGGAACATTTGTTCCGTGCTGCATAACAATAGATATTTCACTTATATCTAATGGTATTATTGCACGTGTATCACCATGACTTGAATACTTAAATTCAATAGGTGTCACAGAGCCATCTACATTCATATCTGCTGTACCACGAATAACTTTTGTTGTTAATATTGAATAAGCATCAGCAATTGGCATATGTACAGTTATTGCATTTACATTGACACTTTTAACAACTAATTGTGCTACGCTATCACCATCACGTAAAACTAAACATTCACAACCCACACCTGTAAAACCATGCCCTGCTGTAACATTTATAACTGTATCGTCAACGGCTATATCAGAAGTAAGCATTATGTCAGTCTTAAGTTCTTGTATTAAGTAATACTTATAAAAATTACTTGTTTGTGACTGTACATTAACATCATATTCTTTAGGCAAGCCATTACCAATCATTTTGCATACTCCTGACTACTTCCTGTACTATCTAATAGTACATGCTGGTCTTGGTATAATACAGTAACATCAGCAGCTACTGGGTCAACACCACTGAATAAACCACTGACATTGGCTGTATCTCTAAATAGAACAAATGTAACTTGTGAAGATAAATTTAAGTCTGAAGCATCAATTTCAGCAAACTTTGTTATCTGAACAAGTGTACCACTTGTATAAGTAAATACATTTGTTGGTATATGAAGTAGTGTAAAATTTGAAAAGTCTACTTCAAATGTAGTCGCTGCACCTTGTGCTACTTTCTTGTAGCCTATTAAAAAGTTTGGCATAGCACTTTGCTGTTGCAACCAATGTAGATGTGGTCTTAATACTGCTCCTGCACCATATCTCATTGCATGCTTAAATTGTAATGCCATAACAATAGGTTCATCTGGATAACGTGCATTGCTATCCATTATAACGCCACCATTAAAATAATCATAATGTAAACGGCCAGATGCAATATCTAAACGTGCAGCAATTAGACTGCCGGCTAAATCATCCCATCTTGTATCGCCAAAACGACCAATAGACAAACCTTCTTTAGGACCATGACCAATCATATGCTCACCCTTATTTTACCAACATCTACAGCGTCATCATCAGTGTTTAATGCAAGTACATAAACATCAATGCCAGTAATTGCAGATATACCTTCACTATTACTTTGTTGAAACATGCGTACAGCTTCTGTTGGTATAACTAAATTACTTGGTGCTGTCGGTGCAGCTTCACCAGTAACACGATATGTCTGATAATATTGCATACTTGAATCAAGCATATCAATAATACCAGTAACAACATTTTCTGCGATCTTTGTCCATGTCCACTCAGGAATTGAAATAACAACTGGATTTGCCATTATTTACCTCCAATTATTACAGACGTCATACCAATTAAAATAAGCTCTACCACACCTATTGCAATACATAAACCAATATATTCTTTTCTCATTGAGTTTAATTTAGAATTATAGTATTGATTGTCGCTAGTTCTATTATCAGCTATTAGTTTTATAGACTGCTCGTAACTGTTCAATGTAACTGATTGCTGTTCCACATTGTTCTCTAAGGACGTCAGTCGTTCGTTCGTTGTCACTACGAAGCTGTCTACTGTTGTCGATATACTGTTGATGGAGTTCTCTAAGTTTTGCAGAATGTTCAATACTATCTGCTGTTCCATTGTTTGTGCTTGGACCATCAATATTGACATTACTAGCATTATTATTATGCTTATTCTTTTCACGTTTTACTCCTATAACAAGGCCTAAAATAAATAAGCCTCCCAATAATATTGAGAGGCCAATGAAAGCTAGCTTATATTTTACTTTCATTTTTTACTGCCAATTCAGAATGGAAATACTTGCTTTTTATCCAAGCATTCCAAACATTGCCACCAACATACATAAATGTCACTGTCACTACCATAATACAGTATATAAACAATACTGAACCATCAACAGGTGTAGGATTAACAGCAAGCATTCCAATTAAAAGAATACCAGTCATTAACAATAATGCAATGACCATTGCCCAGAATTTCCTTCCAAAACTCATCTTCATGATATTACCTCCAATAATACTTTTTCTTTATTTGCTAAAGCCATAAGGCTTTCTGCAGCTAATCTATAGACGTCTATAAGGGTGTGTATTTTAATACAACCTTGTGTAGTATTTGATTGCGAAAAATGCAAATGATATTGATAATCATTAACTTTATAATTAGTTATATTTGCATAACCGCCATTAGCTTTCAAATCCCATTGGTCCAATACTTGATAAGCATCAGTTGTTATAATCAATGGCGCGCGCCACTTGTCATTACGATACTGTACGCCAGTTACATTCCATAAGCCAATTGGAAAATGTCTTGGCATAACAGGTATATTAGATTCTATATTATCAATTGTTATCATATGAACAACTTCAGCAGAAGGTATCTTTTTAATATTTGGTCTCCAGCCATTTAACTCATTACGTACAATTGAAGATGCCTCGCATGTCCAGTTACTATTACTATGTATAATTTTTAATTCTTGCCTATGTACCGAAAATAATATTCTCATACCTTACGCTCCATATGTTTATCAAGACTACCATCAACAAATTGTAAGGCTAATTTTCGACCTTCTACAAAAATATCTTTAAGCATAATTTTTATGCTTGGCACAATATACTGCATATTATAATCATATAATTCTATTCTGTCTGGATTGCTATCCGGATAATACAGTAATGTTAAGCGCTCTGTAAGACTTGTCATTATAGTATCAACTCTTTTTTGTGCATGCAATTCAAATTCAGAAGGCGTCATATCTGCAAGATGATTTTCTCTAAAGAAATAACGCATCATATCTTTTACATAATCCCAAACTTGATATAAAACAGCATTATAATGATGCGCATCTCTATCTTTTGCTAATTCAGCTTTACCACCTAATTTTTCTTTTCTAATTTTTAAGTAACCAGAATAAGAATTTGCTTTCATTTCACTTATGGCAGACTCGGCATATTCCATTTGTAAACGAGTTAATGTACAAGCACCTGCTCTACCATAAAGACATTGTAATGGTGTAACAGCTTTAGCTTTCTTTTTAATATTTATTCCTTGTACTGTTATCCATCCCTGCCAAATACTTATTAGTAAAATAAGTATTAACAGTACTGCACTAATTGGGTCAATATCTTTGATGAATGTCAAGATGCTAAGAAAAGTCATACATACTCCTTAAAGCTCATGTGTGTTTTTTTCCAGTTCCATGGAAAAGAAATTCCAAATTTACCATATTTAATAAGCTTACCTACATTTAAGTACAACAGCCACCAAAATGGAACACGCCAAACAATATCGCGACGTATAATATGACAGTTAAGCTTTTCAAATCTGTTGTTTAATTTATGCTTGTTCCAAAACCAAATAACTTTTTGTGCATTATATGTATGCACTTCTATTGCTATATCTTTATAATTGAACCATAACCATTCACAACAAAGTTTAGCTACGGCTCCTCCTTGTGAAAAGCCATATACTTCAATTCGTTTTGGTTTTAAATCATCAATAAGCTTTTTAATATCAAAAGCAACAGAATTAAACTTATCAAAAATACCACTACTTACATACCAACGAAATTCACTTGATTTGTACGGCCTTATAAGTTTTGGTAAAATACTAAAGTTCTGCTTCCAGTCCATCAGAGAGGTGCTCCCCTTAAAAGCAACATAGCATACATCCCCCTCAACCTCCATCTTCCACTCCGTCTCCGTCTCCTTACACCCTAAAGCCCATGGCCCGCTCACTGTCCATCTGTAGTCTTTCATTTTAATACCATGATCCAGCAATACTAACTAAATATTCTGCAGCTAAGAAACTTGATGAACAGATCCCCCTAAAATCAAAAGAAGTCAAAACCCCCGTTGAATTAATTACCGACGAATATCCGATCCACGATACAGCAAATGCAACCCTAAATGCTCCATCGACAGTGTCAACCCTAATGAAAGAAATGTCATATGTAAATGTAAAATTTACATAATACACACCATTCAACAAGTTTGGTGACAATCCAGAAAGCACGCTCAATTTTCTTTGCTCCATCTTGGAGTTGTAGTGCTTTATAAATTGCGTTCCGGCAGATAAACTCCCACTTTCAAACCCCTCAAACAACTCCCATTTCCCCGTAAGTGCCCGGAGTCCCCAGAAGTCCCCCTTGGAGGTAAGCGTCACTTGAGTCAACCCCGCTCTGGTTATCGTATCACTGCCCGCCCTCGCAATAATCACCTGCCCGGCGCCGTCATCGACTTTGTAAATCCTCTTCACCTTCCCCCGGCTCGTGGCAAGGTCCGGGAGGGTTATAGTCACATCACTTGCCCCTGTGGTGACTTCGATAATCTCTGAATCTTGAGCGGCAAGGGTGTAGTTAGAGGTGACGCTTCGTACTGGGGGTACACTCACTGTGGAGATTAGATTTGGTTTGGTTACTACTACTTTGTAATAATAAGGATTAGAGGCTATTGGTATTCCGGTTCCTGTACCTTTAAAAAGTCGTACAAAATAATTAGCACCTCCTTGAAGATTGATTGTATTTAAATCTGTTTGATAAAGTGTGTAGCCCATGGCACGGTCAGCACCTGCTGTGTATGCATTATACATACCAGTATCAACAGTAAAGCTATTTGCATCTGTCCCATCCGTGCTTAACAAAACCTTGACCATCAAATCTGACATATTTGCATTCAGATTATGTACAATATCAACTATAAAGTTAGACCAATCACTATTCGCCACCCATCCCGTGTCATACCTCAAAGCACTCACCGGCTCCCCGGCAGGCGTGATCATCTCACTCTTTATATACCCAAACTCATACGTGGTAACCGGGCGGGTTTCGTTGGAGGTGCGGGGGGTGCCGTTTACGCCGTCTGTTATGGGTATTCTTACATTGTATTTTCCAGGTCCATGACTATCAGCCGTTGTACTGGCTATATTATTATAAGCTGATCCGCCCTCTGACGGGCCTGTGTGAAAATAAAAATCGTGCCAATGCCCCTGAAACGCATCATCAACCTGTACCCCTTCTTGAGTGAGGCGGAAGGTGCCGGAGCCAGCATCAGTGAGAGTAATAACCGTCCCAGCTATGGCATTGGTTTCTGTTGTAGCGAAACTTATAGAAGTTGCACTGTTGACGACAACATAATAAACAGTCCCAGAAACAAGCGGGGCCGGAACATCATCACCAATAATCTTGATTGGAGTTCCATTCCGGCTTATGTGGTGGGTTACGTTTATGAGGGCATTACTTGACCTATCCGTCGAGGCATAGCTCAAATCAGGCAACCCAGTCCTACTATAATACCCCGGCACAGGAGTCGGATAAAACATCCCCGCTCCACTCGCATCATCCCCAGCCGCAACGTGCATAGCCTCGTACAGGTCCCCAACCTCCGCATAAAGTTCTGGGTAGTTCGCTTGAGAGATGGCATTATCAAAAGCAAAAGGCAAGTACCCCGGGCGGTTCTTGTATGTCGGAAACCGATGCAAAGACCCAACAAGACTTGTTTCATAAGCGAACTTCAAAGCGTCAATTGCACTTTGATCAATCTGATTTAAAGTAATCAGTGATTTTTGTGGTAGAGCTGGGTTCTGATAAAGAGCTTGAATCTCTTGGTCCGATAAAGCCCTGTTATAAATCATTGGTTCGTCTATAGTTCCGTCATACCATAAAGAATCGGACAATCCTCCAAAAAAACCATCATCATCAAATGAGGTGTAAATATCGGCATGGGTATCACTATCAATTAAAGTACCATTCAAGTATATTTTAGTTGTTAATCCGTCCTGAACACCGACCACGTGTATAAGCGTGTTTTCTGTCCATGATGCGGCTGGAATTTGTGATGCGATATGTGTTGTTCCGTCTGCTCTTCTTGATGCAAATACAATATTATCATTTATTGCAAAGGCAAAATATCTTTGTAAGTTTGAACCAATAAACTGGCACCATATAAACCTCCGTCCAACCTTACTCGCCTTCAGCCACAACGAAACAGTAATATCCCCCGGAGGTAATCCGCTCGGAATCGTTACTAAACTGCCCACCCCATTAAACGCCAAAGCCTTCCCGCTCACCCCATCAACCCAATGAGAGGGCTCTTGAGGACGGTTGTAAAGTGCGGATATTTCGTCTTCGGAGAGAGCGTAGTCGTAGATGCGGAAGTCGTCGTTTACTTGGCCTGTGCTGTTATAATTTACACCAAGAAGAAAATCCTGGTCCGCAGGATACCATCCGGTGGTTATAGCATCAGCAGTTCCACTGAAAACATTGTTAACATAACTTTTTACTGTCCCGTTATCCCAAGTAATAACAAAATGGACAAATTCGTCTTCTATAATTGGAACACTTAAAAAGCTATAATAATGTCCATCAGTCACATCTCGTAAATACCCTTCAAATTTATTAAGACCTGTTCGTAGAAAAACATTATCAGTGCTTGCGTCTAAATTATCAAACATATATAAAGATGTCGTCACGCCTCCATCATTTACATTAGCCCAAAAACTAACACTCCCCGTAAGCCCTGGAGTTATCCCGGTAGCTTCAAAACTTCCACCACCAGCACCCTGCCCAACAACCCCCGTTTCATAAGTTGCCGTCCCCGGCGCAATGGTTAGATCCGCCCCGCCCTGCTCGTCACTTAAGTCTCCATCAAAGTGATACTCCGCAACCGGGCCAAAGCCCGAGAGCACCCCGTCATTATCCCCACCTGAAATATCTTTAACAACTAAACCTTGTCCTTCATCAAAAGGCCATGCACCTTTTAACCCACTCCAAAGATTTGGCGTAGGCTGAGAATGTTCCAAAATACCAACTTTAACATCTAATTCTGTAGTGCTTGTGGCAATACCAAGATTGATTAAAAAGGAGGTTTTAATAACAGTTTCTTTAAGTACTACCCCACCATCAACACCCAGGTAATAAGCTTTACCAGCAACTAACCCACTAAACCCAATCAAGCTCCCAACTTTAAGAACTTTTATCTCATCATCCGCATCTCCACTCGTCACGGCAAACCCAATGACATTCTTGTGGTCGTAGTCGGTATTCGAGGCAATATACGCCTTTCCATCGGTCGAGAGGTACAAAACATCCCTCTGACTCACCGTTTCCCCTAAGGTAAAAAACGGCGCTACACTCCCCCCGAGCTCAAGTATCTTCCACCAAGCATTGGTGTAAGGAGGCGAAGTCGAAGCATCCGGGATTGCATTTCCTTGATTATCATCAGCTAAGGATATAAAAAATTGCCCCGCAGATTGGATGATATCATTTTCGGCATAATTAAGTGAACTATCATAATTATTTAAAAAGTGTTCAAACTCAATACTATTATATGCTCTTATACCGTCGCCTATTTTTCTATATATTCTATTCGCATCAGATAAATCAGTAACAACAACTTCTTGACCTTTGGCAAGTACTGGATTTAATGTAGATAAATTAGCATCTGTATCAGTGTATAATTTAATGACTCTCTGCTCAACCATAAATGTCCTCCCAGACTTGACTATAAGGTCTTTCCCTTATTTTAATATCATTTATTTTTAAGTCATAGTCTGGCTTTACAGCTATAACTTGTCCACGAATAGTACCAAAAAGATTTGCAGATTCGTCAGTAATTATTACTGACGAAAGCATACCTTCTATTACTTCTAAACTATTATAAATACCTTCTACTACATCTTGTGAATTTAAGACACCTTGTAATGTAGTAATAGTTTCTATATTAAATTTTTTAATATCTATTGTTGCATTCACTATATCTAATAATTTTAAGTCTAAAAACTTATCGCCATAAACACGCAAATTAAAAACTCTTCTTATTAAGTGCAAATCTTCTGCCTGAATACTTGCTCTGTTTGTAGCAGCAAGCTCACTATTTAGTCCAGTTATAACATCATAAATACTAACAATTTTATAATTACTAAAAGATATACTATAGTAATCTGAATTTTCTTTTCTTAATGCTGTTTTGCTTTCTATTGCTTGATTATAACCAATAATTACTTTATTGTACATATCAGCTTTATTAGAATCTGCAACAACATTTGTAATATTAAAAATATCCGGCGGAAGTATATCTACTGTAACATCCTTGTTTGGATTGTCAATAATTATTGTTCGCTTACCTTGTATTGTATCGTATCTAAAGCCTACTGAAGATGCAGCTTGAAGATTTCTTATATAGTTATATACATAGTCAACTTTATCAATATACAAGCCTATTGGTTCAAGATAAACTTCTTCTGCTTCCCATTCAGTTTGATTATAATTAGAAGTATCATAAGGTATACCAAGAAATCTATCATTCATATCTTTAATAATATCACTAGCATATGTATTTGCAATGCCAACTACTTCAGCACGAGTAGGTCTCACAGTAAAGTTTGGTGAAGAACCTGCACGTGCACCAACGACTGTCACTTGTCCAGTATTTATATCAACAGTGACACCTGATGTTTGCACTGTCCAAACATCAGCAATTTTAACTTCAACAGTAACTGTTGCACTTGAGAGTATTTCAACAAATATGAATATCGGATTTACTGTAGCATTTACTGCATTTTCATTTATACACTTACCAGGAACTTCTCTTAATTGACCATATCCAAAAGGTATTGCTTCACCAACAGCAGAGTCACCAATATTAGGATAATCTGCAACATCAAAATATTTTGTTGGTACTTGTGTTGATAATGCTTTTCTACTATCTTGAATATCTATAGTTAATGTTTGTGCACTAAAGTCATAGTCTTCTATATAGTATGCGCGTCTTAAAATAAGCTCAGAATATGTATCACCTTCTTCACCAGTTTTTACAGTAACTAAGTTACCATATATTGGGGTATCTTTAAACTGATTAAAATGACCACTTAAATTATTAAGTATAAGTGTACTCATTGCGAAGTTAAGCTTATCATAATTAAACTTATCTATATCATATGCCACTGGCTCAAGACTACTTATTAGAGGCAAATATTCTCTATCTTCAAAATATCTTACTTTATCCTTTGTAAGACCAATAGCTATTCCATACTGCATATTAGGCGTTTGCCATGTAGATTCTTCAAGCATACCATATCTTATAGTTAATTCTTGATTTTCTGAAGCCCAATAAAAACTTCTAAAATCGTTTAAGCAGTCACTAATATTATCTTTAAGAGAATAATTTATTGCATAATTATAAACAACACCAGTTACTTGTGTTTTTAACTTTGCTTCTTCTGTAACACCAAATGTTGTTGTCCAAAAGTCTGCTATATCAGAATTACTTGCACCATAATATAGCTTATATGCAATAACAAAAGGACGTAATGCTGGCGCTGCATAAATTGTTATTGACTCTGTGCGTGTTAATTCTACTATTAAATACATACTTTGTCCTTATGCTGTTCTTTGAAACATATGGGCATAATCACCAGTGTAACCACGTGCACGCCATATACCAGATAATTGTGCACCAGCATTAGGGTCTGTTGAAAGTGTATATTGTCCACCAGAAGTGCCATATAAATGAATTGCATATGCTGAATTCCTTGCTGGATATGTTCCACCTGTATTTACCAAAACAACACTACCTATTGGGTAAACTGTATAATTGACAAAATCGTCTGTATAAACAGAGGCTACTGGATTACTTGCTTTTGTTATATTTGCAAATTCTACAGTATCTGTTGTTCTTAAATTCTGGCCAATTTCGAAAGCGCCTAAACCAGTGTTAATAGTTGGACAAGCAAGTGCTCCACCAATAGTGGCAGCACCTGTAACTCCAAGTGTACCACCAATAGTGGCAGCACCTGTAACTCCAAGTGTACCACCAATATTGGCAGCACCTGTAACTCCAAGTGTACCACCAATATTGGCATTATTACTTAATGCTAATGTTTTAGCTGTAACAGCATTAAATATTGGGTCAGCCAATAAACGGGTATACGAAACTGCTAAAATATTGGCATATATTGCTTTAGCTTCATCAAATACATACAAATTACCACTGACATCATAGTAACCATTATATATTTTATTCCAGCTAACACCTGTTAAAGAACTAACATATGCAGCATTTAATTCATCACCACTAACAGTAGGTGTAAGCTTAACATAATTACTTGACGTTCCTGTTATTGCATAATCTGCATTTGCATAATAAATAACATCACCTACTTGAAATAAACTTCCTTGTGGTATATTACCACTTATTGCTTGTAATGGATTATTTATATTCTTAAAAGACTTACTAACTAATTCAGTAAGTAGTGCCCAGTCACCTGCAACAGGATTTGGAACAGTTGGAAAATCTACTCTTGCAATAGCCATTATTTACTCTCCGTGAATGCTGTAGTTATATTATAGAAACCATTACTATTTGATCTATTCTCAATAATATTTTGCGAAAAGAAACCATACCATGGTGGTTCAATCTCATTACTTATATCAGGATATTGGTCAAGCCAAAAAGACTTTCCCTTTAACACATTCTTGTATGCAGCAATAAACAATGCTCTTTGAGTCGCTGTTAATTTTGCTAATACTAATTCAAATGAGCGTAATATTGTACCAGAAAACTGTGCCGTTTGTCCACCTGTTGATTGTTCAAAATTACTGGTATCTAAATATTCAACCTCATAACCAGCAACAACATTATATACCTCATAGTATTGACCCATAGATAATGAACCAAGAAAAATATTTTCTGCACCTACTAAGTCTATAATACAAGATGCAACATTACTTACTGCTGCATTTAAATAAACACAGTCATCTTGATTTATATTGTTTAATATTTCAGTATGTAATAGTGTTGATAATGAATCATAAAGTCTAATAGTAATACTTGAAATATTATGATAGCCTATAAAAAAGCTATCAACAATAATTGATGTATTCCAAGATGCTGTTATAGTTGTAGAAGTAGCTGATGCTTGTGCTATTGTTTCTTTAAACAAAGCATATATATTTTCTACTGGATACGCAATTGTTGGATTTGTCATTACTAATGAGTCAGCATAAGCTAATTCATTGCGTGTTTGTATTCTCATAAGTTAACAACCACCTTACCATTATTATAGTACTTTGCAGAGTTCTTTGCCATTTGTTCACCATCAACAATTAAGTATGAATGCACAACAATTGATTGTCCTTTACCTGTTAACTGTTCAGCAATATTTTGCTGTTGTGCTTTATTCATTATCAATTCACCTGCATCGCCATAGAAAAGATTCTGGTCACCTTTAGTACTTGACCCAGGAATTATTCCACCATCTTTAAAAGCAGGCGCACTAGGCTTTGCAGCTATAGCACTACCGATTGCCGCGGCTCCTGCTATACTTGTTGTTGCTATTACAAAAGGATTTAATGTTGAAATAGCTTTTGCAAGTGCAACTGCTACGTTTGCTGTAGCTGATAATACAGCTAATTGCCAAGTTTGAAGTGCAGCTTTATATTCAAGGTCAGCAATCTTTCTTGCTTTTTCATCTTCTAATCTTAATTGCTCTTTGTCATAATCTTCTTGTGCTTGTAAACGTTCTGCGTCATACTTTTCTTTAATGTCTAATCTATCAATTTCTTTTTGCAATTCTGCAGCTGTAACTGTATCACCTGCTATAATTGCTTCTGCAATTTCACGTTCTAAGCGTTCACGTTCTGTTTCTTCAAGTAAACCTTTAGCTGCTAATTCTGCTTGTTCTCTTGCATCTATATCTTCAAATAATTTTACTAAATCATCTTCACGTAACTTTTGAAGTGCATCATAATAGCGTTCTTCATCAGCAATCATTCGGTCTATTGTAGCTGAATGAAAGTCATCTATTGCACTCAATAAGTCCATTGCAACATTAACACCAGTTTCTAGCTTGCTAAAAAACTCTGCTAGTTTCTCTGCTTTTGCAACATCTTTTAAACCTTTAATGTAAGCATCGAAGTAATCATTTATAGCATCCTCTGCTGCTTTATTACCTTTAACTGCAGCAAGAGCTTTATCTCTCTCACTCTCTGCTACTTTTATTGCCGTTGCATTTAGCAGTTCAAGCTTTTCAGTATATTCACGAACAGCTTCTCGACCTTTGAACCATGCTTGCTCTGCTTCTAAAAATTCATCTTCAAATATTTTTGTACTATCTATAGCTTCTTCAAGACCTTGTAAGTACTTTCCGAATTCTTCTAAGAATGCTGTTATACCAGAACCTTTAAGCGTAAAACCAGCATCAAATAAATCGTTCAATGCTTTCTGTGTTGCAGATGCACGTTCTGCTGCTGCATCATATTCAATTAAGTTTCTTGCTGCAGCTAATTCTTTTTCTGAAATTACAGCTAGTGTAGCTCGCAATTCATTTTGTATTTTAAGGCGCTTAGCATAATCACTATTTTTATTTATGACATTACCATACTCTGCTTGTAGCTCTTTGTATAAGTTTATTATTGACTGTACACCATCACTTTCTGCAGTTAAACCTGATTCAACAAGAGCTTTAATTGCACTTGTATATACATCACTTAAGTCTGCATTTCTGTCATATTCATCACCAAGCAATTTAGCTAATTCTACTGAACGACTAAATGCTGTTTTTAATATACTTGCTTGCTCATCAACTGCTCTTTTTCTATCGTCGTCTAATTTTGCTAAAAACTCTTTTAAAAGCTTTTCTTGTTTAAGTGCATCAATATACTCTTGTTGTGCATCATAACGCTTTTTAGAAGATTCACCAGCTATTTCATCACGTGCACGCTGTTCAGCAGCAGCTAGTTTAATAGCTTCTATTTCAGCGCCATAATTAGCAGTTAAGTCAGTACTACGTTCAGCTAGTTCTATTACTTTTTCAATACTTATATCATATTCATCAGCAAGTCTATGCATTAAAGCACTTAAATCTGAAACACTGCGTCTTTGAGGTGTCCCAAAAGCACCTTGCAGTACATTTTTACCAAAATTATTTAATGTAAATGATACATCACTAAAACTACGAATCATTGTTTTAGCTTCTTCACCAGTTAACTGCATTTCATTAGTCATATCACTAAAGCTTTCTGTAGCTTTCTTAATACCAAGATTTGATAATGCTGCAGTGCCTGCAACTAATAAACCTATTGCGGTAGTTACTCCAGCAATACCAGCTATAAGTGGACCTAAACCTGGTAAAAAGGTTAAGCCTAATATACCAGCTGTTTTAGTTAATGCAAAGCCTAAAGCTGTAGATGCAACAGCAATACCTGCTACACCAGAAACTATAGCAAGTAATTTTGGTGGCATATCATTTATAGCTAATAGAAAGCTTGTTGCAATATCTGTTGCTGTTCTTAAAGCAGGTGATAATTCTTTACCAAGTGTTATTTTTAATGCTTCATTTGCATTTTTAAACTTATCGAATGAACCTTGAAGTGTGTCCATCTGAATAGCCATTGCTTCAAATGCTTGATTAGTGCCAGTTACTGATGCTTCCATTTCCCTAATCGCATCGCCGCCAGCAGCTAATAATGATGCCATTTGTGCACCAGATATTTTACCGAATATTGCTGCAACATTAGTTGCATCGACGTAACTAGCATTAAGTACATCGACAATATCTGCCATACTATTTACAGTTGGATTGACATCATCGAATGAAATACCAAGCTTAGCTAAACGTCTATTTACAATACTTGTTGAATCTGCTAAGTCAACAAATACACGCCTTAATGCTCTACCAGCTTTTTCACCGCTAAAACCTTTATTGAAAAGAACTTGTAATGTACCTGTCGTTTCCTCTACTGTTCTACCAAGACCAGCAGCTATTGGACCTACATATTCAAAGGCATTTGTTAATTTATCTAATGTTGCTAACGAACCTGTTATTGCAGAAGTAAAAACGTTAGCAATATTTGTGGCTTGACTAGTTTCTAAACCAAATTGTCTAATAACAACAGCAATAGTTTCTGAAGTTTTTGCAAGGTCCGAGCCAGTAGCTATTGCAAGAGCATTTACACCATCTAATGCAGCAATAGCTTCTGCAGCAGTAAAACCAGCAGATGCTAAATAGTAAAGTGCATTAGCAGCTTCAGATGCAGTAGAGCGTGTTGTAGCACCAATTCTACGTGCTGCTTCTTCTAATTTAAGAAAATCTTCTTCAGTGGCCCTTGCTACTGACTGTGTATTGGCAAGAGATTGCTCAAAATTAGCAAATACTTTTATTGTATCCTTAAAAGATGCAATAACGGCTTTAGCTGCTTTATAAGATATAAGTGCAATAGCAGCAAATGCAGTAGTATATGCTGCTTGCGTTTTTTTAGCTGCATCACCAGACTGTCTTTCAACATGTGAAGCAAATGCACTCAACTGTGCCTGAGCTGTCTTAATCTGCGTATTTAATGCATCTAATACTAATTCTAAGCGAGCTTCTATCTTGCCAGTTTTATTAGCCATTTAGCTTTTTACCACCTCTTATCCAACGCATGCCAGAATTTTCTTTTTCCATGCCTTGCATCTTTCGATAATCTGCAACATAATTTAATGCTGCAACATCAATATCAATTCTTTGCTTCTCTGTAAATGCACCTTCAAGATAATCACTTGGTCTTTTATTATATTTTTCGCCAAGAAAACCAGCACGTAAAAGCATATCATGTGTAAGCTTATCAATATCGCTTTTATCTCGCTGCATAATATACTCTACAACAAATGTCATAAAATCTTCTGGTAATAAAAAACTAAGCATTATTTCAAGTCTATCTGCTTGTTCAATATATTGCTGTCGTTTATCACCATCATCTAATTCGTCTATTAACTTACGTATTTCTGCTAATTCACTCTGGCGTTGACTAACAAAATCTTTACCAAGTAATTCATCATGAAACTCTTTAAACGTAGGTCGTACTAAACAAAGACGAAGAATATTTTCATGTATATTCTTTATCTTTAGCATTGCTTCTATATCAGGTACTTTTGATATAGGCTTTTCAGCATTTGGATTCTCTGTATAAACAGTAGTAAAATCACCACAAGACTGCAATGCTACTGAGCTAAGCATAACTATAGTTACAGGTATTGGTACACCATTCCATGGTGCTATCAATACTTTTTCTGTACCAGGACCAATAATCTTTAAAACTTCTTCTGTAGTGTGTGTTTGTTCCATTTTAATTAAGAGTGAGAGCCGAAGCCCTCACTCATTACTCCTTAACCGAATGTTATGCCAAGACTGGCAAATTCAGAAAGACTTAAAAAGTCTTCAGTATAACCAGGATACTTCACACCAGCAAGTGTATATTCGCGAGTACGAATATTAAACTGATATGTAGCCCATGCTTTAACATCGCTGCTTAAGTCTCCTTCAAGGCCGTTACAGTTATTAAAGTTAATTCGCTTGTAACCAACCATATTACTTCTAAGGTTTGAACCTTTTCCGTATTTGGCTTCATAAGCTTCACCAGCAAAACCTGGTAGATAAGTCTGACTCGTTGTAGGCGGACTATATCTATTCGATACACCAGTAACAGTTTGGTCGTTTGAGCCTCCCTGAATAAGCTGTTTAAGCTCCCAGAGTTCATCAGCCAATGCCAAAGAAGGATTAAGACCTTTAAGTAAAGCTGAAGCAACCATTGATAATGTACTACCATCACCAACTTCAACTTCAATTTCTTCAAAGTCTTTAATTTCTTTCGGCAAACCAAGTGCACCAGCATTGTTGAAACAATCAACAAAGTGTGTGCCAAAGCCAGTTACGGCACCATTATAAGCACCGAACATCAATGTTACAGCAATTTCGCCTTTAAGCTCAAGGTATGTTGCTGTATCTGCGGTTTGAACAATTTTCAATCTTCCTGTTGCTGCATCTGCTGATGCTGTAAAGATTGCACTGAAACCTGCATCCAGATTTAAATCTGTTACAATTTCAGCAACTGTTGCTGCTGTATCGTCTACAGCTGCACCTGTCAAATCGATTGTCAACTCTGTAAAAGCTCCTGTTGCACCTAATCGATATGCCAACTTAGACGTCGCAATAAGAGCACTGATATCAACTGTTCCAACAAAGCCCAATTGATTATCTACTGCCGGATATGAACCATCAGGATTCAATCTTCGCCAGCGTGACCCTTCAATAGAAAACGACGTTTTTCCATCAAACGCGTAACTCATTATGTCCTCCACTTTCGTGGTCAGCTTAAAGCGAACCACAAGCTATTAGTATATTTCCTTAAACTAAGGAAATCATAAACCACGTCTTGGTGTAAAGAATCTGCGTCCTCTACTTATTGTACCATCATCATTACCAGCAGATATTGCTCTATCATCATTAGGTTCTGTCAAAGGTGTAATTGTTGGTGTTGCAAATGTTTGAAAAGAATCACCATCAGCATCAGTTAATACTTTTCTGTGTAATAAGTCTACTACTTCTTTTTCTATGTATGTAGTAACAGCATTTGAATATCCTGGTGGATAATGTACTTCAATAATAAATGGGTCTATTGTATTGTCTACTGTAAAATAACTGTTTATAGAATAATCATCATATAGCAAAACATACGGTGCAACTGGCGATGTGTCCATATTACCACGTATTATAACATTCTTTACAGTTCCGGTCAATAGTATTGTTCTTATTGTGTCTAAGCGCATTATTTACCGTCCCTCATAAAGTGTTCTCAAATCTGCCATTATAAGTGGCTCGAATCTTGCTAACAAAGTTGGAAAAGATGCAAATCTACCTTCATAACCTTCTTCAAGGTCTACTGCATAGGATGTACTATTTGCAAATGTAAGTCCCATATTACCAGGTACTTGAAATGCTTTTGCAAAAAACCCTGTTGCAGCTTTAAATGTATGATTTGTCCAAAAAGCACCTTTTTGTTCTGCACCAGCACTTGTTTGTACAGAATTAAAATATATCATTGCTTCTATAGCATAATATTTAAATATATTATAAGCTTCTCTTTCATACTCATCAAATGCAAGTTTTATTCTTGCATTTACTACTGACATATTAATAAATCTAATCTTGGCCACTTAATTTAACCTGTAATAAAATATTTAAAGCTATTGTAAAAGCATCATCTTTATTTACAGTAATAATATTATTTACTTGCTTAAAATTAGTAGGTAAAATAAATGTTATTTCTGTATCAGTTATACTTACTTTTTCATTATCTTCTGTATCATCAATCATTTCAAGCATATCAATAGTCTCCTATATCTCTTGCAGTTATTTGTTCTAAACCACAAACTATATATGCTACACCACCAAATAGATATTTCTTTTCTGGCAGTTTGGTTCTAAAAGTTTCACCATTATGACTAAAGACTAAATTTCTTCTTAACCAAGTTGTATCATATTCAACAATTAAATAATAAACATCTTGATAGTCATATGGAGTTTTAGCATTAGTAACAATAGGTTCTGGTAAACGCCGCCTTGAAACAGTACCAACACCAAGTTCAGTAGGCACAGCTGCTACTGTAATATCTTCTATAGACTTGCCCTGTGCATTTGTTATTCTTGGTCTAATATCAGCAATGATAGTAACTGGATTTACTGCTATTCTATCACTGATAGTCTGTCTTAATACATCAAGCATAAGGCTTACCTGGTACTCCCGCTACGTCTGATTGTTTGATTCTTATTGCACAAGAACCACCACCTTTTAAAGCATCACAACGATTACTGTATAAAACAACGGCTTTCAAACATACTTCTTGCATTGTCTTTGGTGAAAAATATTTAAACTTTTCTCCACCTGTATCTATTTCATTTATACCAGTTGTTTGTACACTTGCTGTTGTTGCGAGTTCTTCCCAAAGAGCTGCAGCAGCACATTCTGGATAAACATAAGTTACAATATATTCATTTAAAAGAGTTTCATCAGTTACAGCTTGATAAAAAGGTTTCATGAAACGCTTTAAATTTTCTAACGAAGTCATTAAATGCTCCTTTATGCATGTACTAAACTATTTTAGTACATCTATAAAAGGGTGTGAGCCTGCACACTACAACAGACTCACACCAAGAATAAAGAGAGGATTACCAGGTAGGAAGGGTTACCTTCTGAATGTAATTGGTAATACCAAGTGCATTGTATGCAGCTTCAACGAAGTACCATGCTCTTTCTTCTTTACGAAGAGTAGATACATCAGGCTGCATATCAACTTCGACGGTAAGGCCGAGTTTTTCGATGATTGACAGATACCTATTGGGTTTAATCAAATAAGCATAGCCATCAGTTACACCGGTATAAGTTACTGCACCACCAGGCATGTTGATTACTTCACCATCATAACCAACTACCCTGCTTATTGCAGATATACCAGGATAAAGTCTATTCCTATCGCTCGGTAGACCACCAATAACATGCTCGATGTGTCGCATGTCATTTTCAGAACAAAGCAGAACAGAACCAGCCGGATTGATTTTACGTCCAGTAACAGGGTCAAGTCTTTTACCAAGACCATCAACTGTATTCATGAGCGTATTAAGCATTTTCTCCTGCCGATTGTCACCATCAGTAGAAGCAGCAGTCCACTTAGCCGTTCCAACAGTGCCATAGTTACCAGCAAGAATAGGCGCAATTGCCAAGTCATCCTGTTTAGCAGAATGTCCAAGCGCAACACCATCATTCAGTCTGGTAATATCATAGCTTCTGTCAAACAGTGCAGCCAAAAGAGTCCAGCGGAAACCAGCTGCATAAATCTTCATCGGAATAGTATCGTACTGTCCGCCAAGATTCGCGCCCTGATTTACAGACTGTCCTTCGCCATTGTTCTCTTCAAATACGATACCGTAAGGGAAGAGTTCAGTAGGTCGAACATCTTTGGTCGCATTCGGCATTGAAATCATATTATAGATGTACTGCCGAATAGTCGGTTTTGCCTGCTTACGAATAGTCAGGTCAAAACGAATAGCATCAAACAAATCCTGCCAGCCATCAACGAGTGTATTACCAGCACTACCGGAAAACGCACCACGTTTAATCTGCTCCATGACAGAACCACGGTTTTTAAAGCGATAGTCGAAACCGTTCGACACTGAACCAGTAAGTGCAATATCTCTATCACGAGAAGCACTCTGCAGGTTATTTAGAATGGAAAGAGTGCTTTCATCAAGCAGTTCACCATTCTTGGGTATTGAAGAACCAAAACCGGTATTAGCCTGCATTACATTAACAGGACTAACAACCTGGATTCTTTTACCCTCGGCTTGAGCTTCCTTGAAACTAGTTGCAAGTAGCTCACGAGAAACACACTGAATCATCTTTTACCTCCAGGTAATTGTTGCAATACCACGAACCTCGGCAGCACTTCCGAGTAACTGAACACCATCAGCTCCAACAACAGAATTGGCTTCTGTGATTGAAGTGGCTCTCGCAACTGCATTGTCTGTTGCACAAGCAACTACTGTGATGTCATCACCATTGGCCTGTTCAAGAGTCATTGTTGCAGCAGAAGAAGTTGCATGCGCATGAACAACCATGTCAAGAATCTTTGCACCAACAGGAATCTCGGGAACAGCAAGTTCACTACCAGATGCAATAGACGCATCTATTACAACTACAGTAGTTTTTACTGCTTCAGAACCACCAACATTCTGTTTGAATGGCCTAAACCAAACATAACTTCCACTGGACTCTGCATAACAGATACCAACAGGAACAGCACCTGCTACGTAACCTGCACGCAATTCGCCAGCAGCAGAACTACCACCAGACAAGAAATAGACCACACCACCGACAACAAAAGTATCGCTAGTGTTAATCTGACTTGTACCGATGATTCTTTCATCAGCAATGTTAATAAGACCATCAGCCCCATCAACAATACCATCAAACTCGCGACACTCACCAATAAAACCGTCAAGTGCGACGATTTCAAGATGCTCAATATCGCGGCCAAGTCCATTTGTAACAAGCACTTGTTTTTCATTTACGAACTTCTCAAGAAAGCCGTAATTCGCGCTTACTTCAGTCATTTATTAACCCTCCATCGCTTCAGCTTCATCTTTGTCAGAACTGTAGTTGCCTTCAGTCTGAAAAGATGCACCAATACTACCAGCTGAAGCACTTCTGAACTGAGTGAAAATTTTCATGCTGGCGAGTTTTTCAACTTCAGCATTTATCTCTTCCACAGTTCCAGCTTTCAAGCTGAACAATTGTGTTGCGGTTTCGATAAGCGCGTCATCTTTGAACTTGTCTTTAATGGCGGCTTCTTTGAGCTGTACAAATACTTTTTCTTTGTCGGCTTTGATACCGGAAATAAAAGTATCGATACTTCCAACTTCTTTTTCAGCGTCTTCGAGGCGTTTCAGCGCGAGCTTATTAGCCTCAGTTAAGACGGTGATGCCCAGATTCGAGGCAACGTCATTTATAGGTAGACGTCCAGAATCGAGCTGATTTTTAAGTGCTGTCAGAATATCTGCAGTACTTAAGGTTTCTTTATCCATCTCGCTTTCTCCTTGCTTAATATGAGTAAAATCGGCAACGCCTGATTTTTCACTACTTTTAAAAGATGTAACAACAATTTCGGCATCTGAACCAGTCATATCAGCTTCTACTAACGCATTGCTTCTTCCTTTGACTGATTCAATAGCCATATACACTGTTTTATCTGTTGCTTCATCTCTTTCTATTTTAAACTTAATTATATCAGAAGATGACGTGCTAAGCATTTTAGCTTTTATTTCACGTATTGTCTGCTGAATTAAAGCTTTACGTTCTTCTGTGCCATCAGATGACATAGAATTTCTTAAATAAAGATAACCATCTTTAAGTCTTGCACCAACAACATAACCATCAGGAATTGCACGCATTTTATAATGCACACCCTGGTCAGCATGTCCCGCTAAAAATAAAGGCGCTGGTACACTATTTACACCTTTAGCATAAGACTTTGCCCAATCTTCTGTTAAAATAACGGTCGTCCATGAATCAGGATAAGCAGGATGATTGTCACCAAGAGCAATTCTATTAACAAATTCATATTTTTCGCCTTCACCTAACAATGTATTGTAGGATTCTTTATTGCCAATAGGAACTGCTTCTACACCATCAATATTTGCTGCTTTATGGTCATTCAGTATCGCTGTCTGAAATGTTATTGGCATCGTGTTCATTAGTTCGTTCAATTTCTACTCCTTTATCTGCAGCAACAAGTGCAGTCTTAAGCATTATCAACCATACTTTTGGCTGTTTACGCCAATGCTTCTCATAAAAATCACGCATATCATTAGGTAATGTTTCAAGCACAACCTTAGGTAAATTAGCTATGCCGTATTTACTAATTGCTTTCTTAACATCTTCTTTGTACTGTTCTCTTTCATCAAAAAAGTCACTCTGCTGTTTTAGACTTATCTTTATTATCTTCAGGTTCTTCTTCGGTGTCCTCAGTAGTCTCTTCATCATCCTCAGGTCTAAGTCTAGCTTCACTAGCTTCTCTTCGTTTTTCTTCTTCACCTCTAAGCCTCTCTATTTCTTTTTGATGCTCTTCAAAAGTATCAGCAAGCTGCATGATATTAAGTTCTTTCATTGTATCATAAACTTCTTTATCAGTTACAGCATTGCCTTCTTTAAGTAGTGTAAGAGCTTTTGCAAATGCATTTATTATTTCTGACTGCTCTTTAGAACTAACAAAATTCGGCTTGTCCCAAAGCACAGTAATATCATCAGACTTTATAGTACTAAAGTGTACGTAGTTATATATTAAAATAATAAGTTTATACAATTCAATCCAAGATTTGCCACGCTCTGCTTGTTTGCCCGCAATTTTCTTAATCCAGATTGGCCTGTATTCCTTAACACTTGCTAAAGATGTACCTAAATTAGCACCAAAGTTTATTTCAGGAGTTTCTGAACCTTCGACTAAATTAGTAAAAGTCAATTCAGACAGTTGTTTGAAATCACCTGATGTTTTATTTAGATACAAATACTGGACGTCATCTTCACCTTGATTTATAAATAAGTCTCTGTCATCTAAGACCAAGGTACGTTGGCCTTTCTGTACTAAATCAAAAGTACCAGAACCAAAATTGTTATCTACCCATTGTCTTGCGTTTCCAGTACTTACCTTAAGCTTAGGGTGTCCATCACGTTTTTGTGCTGCTCCGGCTTCATAAGTTAAGTCATGATAGAATCTCAATTGAGGTTCTATAACTTCAATTTCTGAATGACCGTATAATTCGGTAGGCAATTTATCATTTGTAAATAATACTATTGGTAATACTTTAAAAGGATTTGCTATATTTCTTTCAAAGTTTAATTCAGAACCAACAACTTTCATTTTATGAGCATCTGCAGTTATTACATGTTCAATAATTGCTGTTGCTGCATTATTCTTTGGTGTTGCATATGTCAAGTGCTCAACTAGTCTGTAACCAGTTATTTGTTTTGTCAAAGGATTTATAAATGTGTCAAGTATACATTCAGTAGGTACAAGCTCAAGCACAATAGTTTCTGTTGATATATCCCAACGTGCCCAAATAAGTACATTGCCATCTATCTCTATTGCTTTGTTTACTGTTCTATACTTATAATCAATTTGGTCAAGTACTTTTTTAGCTTTAGCATTTGCTACAATTTTAGGCTCGCCAATAAAGTTAACATTATTGTTTATAATTGGTTTAACAAGTTGTCCAGCTAAAGCATAATCATTGTTTATATTTCTATAAAGTTCTCTACAAAGTTTTGTATTTACATGCGATGTTTTTCCAGTATAGTCTTTCTGCATAACTGTATTGGCAACAGCAACTAGTTCAGTACGAACTTCTTGTGCTTTTCTTGCAAATAACTTGCCGAGTAATGTTTGTACACTATCTGTAAAAGTACTCATTCTTACCTCTTATTATAAGATGCCATACCAGTTGCTAATTTACCAATATTATTATAACCAAATGGGTCATAAAAACAAAGTACAAGGCCATCGGCCCTGTCCGGTGATTTATGCAGCGCATGTGTATGTTCAGCAAACTCTTTCTTAGATTCAAGCTTCATTACTTCATACCCACGTTTACCATTTATATAACTATACTTTCTTGTATATAACTGAACAGCAAGTTCCTGGTCATCGGGTATATCTGCAGTCTCCAACTGATCTTTCATATTAAAGTACATCTCAGTTGCAACATCTTCATAATGTGCAGTATCTAAAGGTGTACCACCAAAGTTTATTCTATTGACATTATAGCCATCTTCTTCAAGTATATCGGCTACTGCGGCACCAAGATTACCATTGTCAATATTTATTATGCTATTCTTTCCAGCAAAAGTTTCAAGATTATCTCTTGTAACAGTTGCTGATTGTTTCTTACTTATATACTGGTCAACTACTTTCGAATTTATGCGCTTGTAGAAAGTAATTTCATCACCACCTTGATGCGCAATGTCTGCACCAACAATAGGAATACCGGGTGTATTCTTCAATAAGTTAAACTGCATTGCTTTCTCAACAAGTTCTGCAGGACAAACAAACAGTTCATTAGCATCTGCCAATTCGCCTAACCAAATATGGTCTGCTCTTATGCTATCTCTTGCATAGTCTGCTGCCTTCTCTTGTCGCAACGAATTAGGGAACCAAGGATTATCCATCCAGTTTACTCTAACAAATTTAGCATTAGGGTCCTGGTTACGGATGTAGTCGACATACACAGGGTCGCTACTGTATCTTGGGTTAAAGTCCCAAAAGAATATAGCAGTCTCTTTTCTTATTGTCGGCCGAAGTATATCAATTGATGTTCTTGATATGCTCTGTGCCTCTGCCACCCAACAAATATCAGCTCCTTCAAGTGACTTTATACTATCTGAATTATGGTCATGGAGCCCATAGAATACAAACAAAGTTCCATTCGAGCCAACAATTACATCTTTCTTTATAGTATAGAACCATTCCCACTTGAACTGCTTTATTGTATCTTCAAGCAACTTCTTCTCTTAGTACTGTATCGACTTCTGCACCTCTCGCACGCACACGATGAACTGCTCTTTCTCCATCCCCATCAAAAGTACCACTCGCGCGATACTCCATGACTTGCCAGAGCCACGTCCTCCATATGCACCGCGATGTCTTGCATCACAGTTATCAATAAGCTCTTGTTTAATTATATCAAGTATTTCTACTTCTTGTACCATTATTCTGTGTCCTTTTTAGTACTTAACAAAGGTGCTTCTTTGCCACGTAGAATAATTGAATCCGGAACAAGACTAGGATTAGTTTCTTCTTTGCCACTGAATCTTTCTTTGTCTAACAATTTACCTAAGTCCATTGCAGCAGTACGTGCTAATTTTTCATCTGGAGACTGCATACAATTTAACAAAGTTACCATAATCTTCTGTCTTACCTGAGCATCCTCAAAAGCAACACGAAACATAAAAGAATCATCAGCCAGTAGTAATTTTTTTTCGTCATCATCTATACCTGCCATCATAAAAGCAATATCAAGTGAATATGATAAACGATAGTGCATGAGTACTAATTCTTTTTTCTCTGCCATTGTTTTCACTTAACTTGCTCCACGTAACAAAAAGATTGGCTCGTGGCTAGTGTCAATATACTACTTGAATATATTTACAGTTCACCACTCACCGGCTTAATTAGTATTATAACATATTTTTCTATTCTTGTCTATCATCTTATGGACAAAATGCTGTTTACTTGTTTAATAGTTTATGACATATAGCATATGTGAATAATATTTTCCCAGAAAGTTCTATATAGAAGGTAAAATCTTCTAAAAAGTCATTGACTGATGAAGATTTTATTTTCTTGATATTTGTATATAGATGATTCTATGGAAATTATCTCGTCAATGACTGTAGATCTTTTAGATAATTAAAAAAGAATAAATCGGATGTCCAGGATAACAAAAAATGCTGCTAAGTGTCACTGAACATGCGATACTTGCTGTAAATTGAATAATGTATGACACTTGCTATTATATATTGGCTGCATGATACAGGATACATGATACAGGATACATGATACTGGCTATGCGCTACATGACACATGCTACGGGATATTGATTATATCTGCGATGGATGCGAATCCCGGGCCCATTTGGTGAAAAACACCCATAAGGCCCTGTATAGGGCCCGGGCTATATATTATTTCGAATATATATTTGTTTTCTAATATAGTTTTTCTCTATATATTATTTTTAGCATATATTATTTTTACTATGTAGCTTTTTATCTATATATTATTCTTTGCATATACTATTCTTATTATATTATATTATAGTCATTCTATATATAACTTTATATAAATCTTGTTACTATATAATATATTTGATATATACTATTTGGCCTATGCTCCAGGACCATTTGATATATAAAAAATTGTATATAGTTTTAATTGAATATACTTATTGTTATATATTACTATTCTATATATGATTTGTTATATATTCCAGGTCCAAGATATACTGCTTTTGGTATATTGCCACTTTACTATATAGTCATAATTATTGATTCTTTTTTGTATCTCTTTTTCTGAATATATTATTCTTAATATATATTTATTTTTATTATTTTGAGTCTTTATATTATATTTTAAATATATAATTTTATTATATATTATTGGTATTTATATATTAAACTTTTAGTATATATGAGTAAAAAATATTTTGAATTTTTTTTATTTATTTTCATTATTTTGAGTTTTTTCTATTGACTTTCAATCTATAATTTGATATTATATATATAAGATTAAGAAATAAAAGAGAGGTTTTTAAATGAAAGAATTATTGAATAGAAAATCATTATTAGAAAAAAGATTATCTGAATTGAGAAGAGATTTATTGATTTATTCAAAATCAGATGAGTATTTTAAAATCAAATATCATGATAATTTTTTTCATAATCTTAAATTATATTTTGATTATGAATATCAGATTAAAATGATAAATCTTAAATTGAATCTTTTAATAGATTGAATAAATAAATTGAAGAGAGGTTTTTTAAAATGAATAAGAATATGAAAGAATTTTTAGAATCTAATAGAAGAATTGAAAATCTTAAAATAATTGATAATATTGCATATTTTGAATATGATGAATTAAAATCAAAGATTATAATTGATAATGAAAAAATGAATCTTGAAATATATTATAATTCTATATATTGCGATTTAGATATAATAAAAGATGAATCAGGCTTTTTCTTGAATGAATTATATCAATTAAATTATATATTTAATTATAGGTTTATAGATTTTAATTTCGATTTTATAGAATCAAATTATTTTGAAAAAAATATTGATGAATTAAAAATTGAATTGAATAATTATAATTCAAAGTATAATAAATAATCATATATAGGCCAATTGATATATGCTCTTGGCCATATATTCAAATATTCTTAAATAAGAATACTTGAATATATCAAATATGATATAAAGGAGTTTTTAATTGAAAATTGAAAAAATGAAAATTGATTCTAAATTATTCGATAAAATAGAATCAATTATTATTGAAAATAATTTAAATTATTTTCATTATCTTAGAAAATAATGATTGACACAATCTTTCATATCTGATAGAATATAGAAAGATAGAAAAAGGGAATTGAACAGGATTTTCAAAATCCTATAATTCATCGTTTCGAGGTTCTTTGAAATAATCAATTTTAGTGAAAGTCAAGCGAACAGGATTATCTTAGATAATCAAAAATCAAAACAAAGAGGTAACGAAATGTCAAACACAATTGCAAAGAAAATTGAGGAGAAAAAGGGAATGGACGCAAAAGAAAAATTTCTGCAGGGCAAAAAAGAAGCTGCCGATCGGTACAAAGAAAATCAGAAAAAGGCAAAGGATATTCTTTCAAGTTTCGTGAATTCAAATCCTGATTTGCCGAGTGAAGTACTCGAAGCCATGAAATATTTGGCTGGTGCGGGAAAAGCTGCCAGAGTTGCAAAACCTGGTGTGAACAATCTTTTAAAAGATTTATTCCTGGAAAAAGGTTCTGTTTCGGCAATCGAGATTTTCGAAAAATTCGAGTTTGGCCGGCCGACCATGGAGCAGAAAATCCGAACCTTCATAAAGAGCGCGCCAGAGGATAGAATCTGGATTGCCTTTGAAAGTGGTTCCTACGTGGTCAAGGGTCATGGAGCCGAAGCCCCCGAAGGATGGACAGGTTACGTGCCGACGGTGAAAGCCGAAGAAACAGAACTCTAAGTTCATGGCAGAGGATTAAAAAATCCTCTGCCTCTTTTTTATATTTTTCATATCTATGAAAGATATAAAAGAGATAGTCAAGGGCGCGAGTCACAAAGATAGTCAAGGCCGCGAGCCACAAATAGGACTGGACAACTGGACAAAATAATCAAGGCAGTGAGTCACAAATAGGACAAAATAGGACTGGACAACTGGACAACTATATAGTAAAATATAGAAAATGCTCCGTGTCACGTGAAAAATAGTGAAAAACTATCAAATTTAATAGAAAAACGTTGAAAATATGCCCTTTTTTCATGAAATAATCATCCAATATTGATTAACTATACGACAAAAATAAAGCAAGGGAAAACAAGAAAATATATAGATAATTATAATCTATATAAGTAATAAAAAATGGCTGTTACAAATGTTACAAATGTTACAGTGAAATGGCAAGTTGGAGCGACGTATGTGAAAGTATGCGCGAAAATGTACTGCAACATTTGTAACGTTTGTAACGGACGAAAATAATTCTTTATATTGTAATAAATTAAACAATGAAAAAACTGTTACAGTCAGCTTTATTAGCGTCGTGTAGTCAAACAACCTTAGAAGATTAACTATTCTAAGTCCTTACCCTGTAAGGAATTAAGAAAAAGGACGATTTTTCCATTTTTTAGGATTTTCTCCCTTATGTCAAAAAAACGACAGTTAATGAATCTTTTAAGATTATCACGTGCCACAGGTCACATATCCAAGGCCCAATTCTTAGCCTAAAAGAGAGCCAACCACAGCTAATCATCCATATGCCAAATGCCAAACAACCACGCAAAGAGAGCCGACCATAAAGAGCGCCAGTCATAATAATTGATAGCGAAAGCCATATATAGTAATAATCATATATATGAAAAATAAGTGAAAAAAATAAAAAATAATTGTTTACGTTCTTTTATATCTATGATAGAATAAAAGAGAATAAAAGAGAAAACGGAGCAAGACAAATGGCCGACAAGAAAAAGTATAATTATATTGACCCAATGTATGAAGTCAATAATTTAGAAAATAAAAAGGCAACAAGGCCCAGGGCAAGTGCGAATGCAAAGACAACCACAAGTAAGCCTATAAATGACACAAAAGCAAAAGCAGAAAAAGAAGAGCGCAAGAGTAACAAAGACTTCTATTTGTTATTCAGAAAAGCACATTCTATTGCTATACAAAGAGCAATAGAATCAGAAAACTATGCCTTATCAAAAGAGCTGTCAGCATTAACAATTAGTTCAGCTGCAGCAAATAAAAAAGAACCTATTGTTATAGAATCAATTCAGAGCGAGCCATTGTTAGTGTTAAAACCAAGAAAGAAACACAGGCCACATATCAGGCCAAGAATAAACAAAGACAAAGTTGTTACAATGGACATAGATGGTGCAGTAAGTGAGGATGCAAAGAATGCATTGCTATCAGCAGTTAGTCATGAAGAAGCAAGGAGCAAGCGACTAACAGAAAAGTTTGTAGCAGAAAGAAATGCAAAAGATACTGAAGCCATAGCATTGAAGAAAGCCAGAAAGATAGCAAATGCAACTTTATCATTGCTTTATAAAAAGTTATCTGAAGCGAATAGTATGGAAGCAGAAATAAGAATTAGACAGAAAATAGAAGAAGTAGAAATTGGTATACTGTTTAAAGAAAGACAGTATAAGTCAATAGTGGAAAGAAGAAATAAATAACTGGAGGTAGTTATGACAGAAGTATATAATAAGATAATCATAAATGGCGAGCAGTACTATTCTGTAGAAAGTTTCGCAATAATTGTTGGACGGTCAGAACAAGCGATACGCTTGGCAATAAGACTTGGCAACAGATTTAGGAAGCTAAGGGCTATACACGTGGGCAGACAGCTTTATATCAATTGTTCAGAGTTGACAGAGTATTTGTTTGCACATTCTGGGCGGTCGAAAATGGTTGACAGTTTCGATGAATTTGGCAATAAGACAACACGCTATTATGCTTAAGTTGTCTATAAAAACTATAAGGAGATATATCATGCACAAAATCAACACAGACAAGTACCGAGTGAAGCCCGCGACAAAGGGCGAGCAGAACAGGAGAGTCAAGGCTTTACGCGAAGAGTATGCGAAGAAAACCGTGAAGAGCCTAATTGAGTACAGAGCAAAGCTTGATGCTCTGCAGGCATTGGACAGGCGGTAAATAATATGAAAAGTAACAGTATTGAGATACAGGCGACAAATAGTATGCAAAGTGCTAGGATTGACATACTAGCCGACAAGTTAAGAAAAGTAGATGGACTTATGGTTTTCAAGGTACGTAAAGATAGATTACGGATAATCTTAAAAAGCGAGACTATTAGAGACTTAACAGTGCTGAATATAGCTCTGGACATAAGGTAGGCAAAAAATGAACGCATACTATATGAAAGAAACAGATGATGCAGGCAAAGTGCATAAACATTTTGTTTATTGCAAATTGAGCACGGAGCAAGCGGCAGGGATGTTGGCAAAGAGGATTGACTTTATTAAAGAGCTGCCCATTAAAGATTACGAAGAACTTACTGTAACAGAGCCTGAAGTACATTTAACAACAGATGGTGCTTTTGTGAATTACTGCAAAAAGAGATTGTCAAGGCCTAAGTTAGTGCTGTTGCTTGACACTCGGCGAGAGCTGAACGAACTGCTTGACGAATTTGGTTACGAGCTATAGCAGAATGGTGGGCATTCAATAAAGAGTGCCCATTGTTAAGCGCTAGCTTAAAGGAGATACGAAATGGAAAATAATGATTGGCAAGTGGCAGATTTACAGCACAACATAATGCTACTAAAAAAGAAACAGGAAGCGTTTGAATTAAAAATGACTGCAACAATTGTTGAATTAGATAGACAAGTTGCTTTTATTACGAAAGCATTGAATAATGCTGTAGAAATACAGAATGGCATAATCGATGCTGTAATGCTAACAATAACAGGCGATACTAATGAATAATGAAAGACAAATTATGCTGCTTAAATTAAAGCAAGGAGCATTTGAAAGAGAGCAAGCGAGACTTGCCAAAGAGCTTAAGCTTTTAGAAACAGAGTTATTAGAAATTGTTAATCAAATAAATTGTCTGCAAGCTGGAGGCAGACTACTAGTTAAAACAAATGGTGTTGTTTGTATTTGGCCAAGCGACAAGCAGCTATGCTTATTTCCGCATACCGACTGCAGATTATGCGAAGTGAATGACACATGCCCAGAGGCTAAACTATGACACGGAGCATACTACACACAATAAGAATAAAGAGTCTTGAAGAGCTAGCAGACCTTGAAGGACTTACAATTCATAAGAAATATGTAAGCTATGCAGGACTTATAGTAGAATACAGTCTGCTTGTTATGTATGCAGAAGAAGAACTCGAAGGCTTGCCAGAAAGAATGGACTGTGACTATCCGTATCATCCAGATATACCCTGGTTCTGTATTGCAGAAGTAGACGGCGAAGTTTATAATAGCTAAAGGATAAGCAAATGACAAGTAAAGAAGTTATGGGGAAAATTTGGAATACTCCCGGGTCAGCTGAATGTCTAATGCTCAAGGCATTGATAGAAATCGGACTTGATTGGGAAGCAAAAATAAAAGATTTTCCGGAGGAGTCACGGCAGATGCTCACGATAACGAAGGAACTTGAATGGCTGTCGGGAATATTAGAACAGGTCACTGGACTGGCATGGGAAGAGCTGACAAAATGATGAATTGCAGAAAAGAGTTTAAAGCGCATATCTTTGGTAAAGAATTAAAGTGTGCAATGATATATGACAAATTCGATATTGAAGAAGCAAGTATATTTGCACTGCAAGAAAATTTTACATTGAATGAATATCGAAAATTTCTTGATGCAATCGATTTTGATTATGACGAAGGCTTTGGTCAGCAGTATGTCTTTGGTACTATTTGGTATGCCGACGGCACTTGGTCAGAGCGCTATGAATATGACGGTCTTGAAAACTGGGTTCATATGTCAAGCCCAGAGATACCAAGAATATTAAAGCAATAAAAATATTTTATTAAGGAGTACAGAATGAATGAATTTGTGATGGGCAACGTAAAACAGAAGATGCTTGTCGTAACAGAAAGCATGCATGGAACAAGCAGAGTACGCGTAGAACTAAAGAGCTTTCGTAAAGATGAAGATGGTAACGCGAAGGTTGACAAAAAAGGCAATGTGATAACTGTTGGTAAGCTTTACACAGGTGTTGGTGGTTTTAAGTATGCAAAAGACTTTGTATATGCAGTAGCAAGAAAGGCAGCCATCGATAATGCTTTTTCTTCAATGAACAAAGGTGGAATAGCATGAGATACGAAAATATCAAAATAGCAAAAGAAGATTTTGATGCAATGGACTTTGATGACAAGAAATACGAATTGGAAGTCGCATTTGACGACTTAGATTTTAGTGACATGTCAGAGGAGGAGATGGATGAGTACTACGATGTCGAATGAAGAGCTTGATGATATGATGTCAAGTGTTGATGATGACAACGAAGAAGAGTACGACAATGATTTTGATGCAGACGAAGATTATGAGTATGAGTATGACGACGAAGAGTATGACGATGACGACCAAGAATACAATGAGGACGACATTTAATACACTTACCGCAGCCGCGGTTATAGGAGATTGACTAAGTGCAAAAAGGCAAAATGACTGTTATGACAAAAGAGATGCTGCATGTAATAACAGAGCCAGGTGATGGTACAAGATACGAATTTTTAGCACGTTGTGATTGTAATAATGTACTAGAAAGTCCAATTTGGAAGTTCTATGGATGCGGGCCAGGTGGACCTGCAAAAGGCATACAGTATCCTGAATATATAAATCAAAACTTTGTATTAGCAAACTTTAACGAAGATTTTCTTGACAAAGATGCTGATACAAAGTATCTTGAAGTATTAGAAAAAGCCAATTGGCTTGGAGAATCACCTTATGTTATAAAAGTATGTATAATTTTTATACTCAACTGGGTTTACAGAAAAAATAATGGAGTAAAAGCTAATGACTGAACTAAAGCAAGTAATAATGCAAAGAGATGACTTAACAAGTGAAGAAGCAGATAATCTTATTGCTGAAGCAAAAACTGCTTTAATTGGTTATTTGGACAATAATGACTTAACAAGTGCAGATGAAATATGTGAAGAATACTTCGGGCTTGAGCCCGATTATATATTTGATTTACTTTAAGGAGTAGCACATGGCAAAGAGTAAGAAAAAGAAAGCACTTGATGATGTCTTAGAGGTAGCTAAGACTACATCAATTGCACTTGACATGGCAATGACAATTGCCAAGAACAAAGAAACTGTAACATTTACAGTAACTAACCCATTGACGGGTGAAGCTATGGTAAAGAAAGTGAGCGTGGAATATTTGTTTAATCGAGTATTCATGAACGAAATTAAAACGCGTTTCACAAGAGATGGCCTTGAGTGGAAAGTAACTGGACCGTTGGTCAAAGGCTAATCCTATATATTATTTTTAATATATAGCAAATGTTTTTGTTGACATGTTTTCTATATTATGATATAATAATATAGAAGTAAGCGAAGGTTTACTTAAAGCATTTAAATCAGTCGTTGACTGATGCAGTATATCACACTATACAAGGATTGTTTTGACATTGAATGCGACAAGCACAGGTCAAGTGTTACTTGGCCTGTGCTACTTAAAAGGAGATACGAAATGTTTAAAATTGAATTTACTAAAGAAGTACCAGAAGCAATTAAAGAAACAGAAACAAACACTAAACTAATTGCAAAAGAAATTCGTGAAGGTAAAAGAATAAATGCCGACTATTTTAATAAAATATTAGGCAATTATTGTTTTAAGTATATGTGGACTTATCACATAAGAGAAAATGTTATTGGTTTAGCAAACAGTGCATTAGCAACAGTATTCTGGCTTGAAGATTTCAATAAAGAGTATATCGGTATTGCATTGGTAACAGCAAGTAATGGCAATACAGCAAAAGTATTGCTTAATGAAAAAGCATGGACAACTTTTATGACTGATTTTATAACTCAATTTCAGGGGGATATGTCGTGATTGAAGCAATAGGTATAATGTTTGGTGTTGGTTTATTTATGGCTATAGTCTTATACCTACATGGTAAAGAAAGCAAAAAAAGAAATAAATAGGAGCTACGAAATGAAAATTAACAATGAGCAATTTAATAATGAAGTAAAGTGCATGACTTTTGGTCGTCTTAAAGCTGGTGATGTATTTGAACAATTAGACGAATTTGGAAATCCTAAATCGTCGTCACGGTCATTATATATCAAATGTGGTTGGCAATCAGATAATCATGGCAAGTACAATAGTGCACAACGACATACAAATGCAGTATCTTTAATAAAGGGTTCAAAGAGTTTCGTATTTGATATTCAATTAGTTGCCATTTATCCTGATGCCGTACTAAACCCTGGCAATCCCAAAACAATAGTAGGATAAAATCTCCAATTAGTCATTGACTGATAAAGATTATATTTAAGTGATATTCATATATCATTTATTATATATAATCTATACAGTCAATGACTGTGGATCTTTGAGAATAATCTATTCTATAGAATAGAAAAGGAAAAAAGAAAATGAGCAGAATAGTTACATTAACTATATCAGATAACTATGTTATAGACTGGGGAATATGGGAAGCAATAAGAGAATTAGCACAAAATGCAATGGACAATTTTGATAAGACAGGCAACCCTATGTCAATAGGTTTTCATAAAAGAACAAAGAATTTTATTGTACAATCAAAGAATACTAAGTTAGATATAAGTTCACTAATTCTTGGTAATGGTGACAAACAACAAGATGCGAAATGTAGAGGCAAATTTGGTGAAGGTTATAAGTTAGCTTTAATTGTTTTATTGAGACTTGGCATAAAGATTACCATTCAAAATGCAGACGAAGTATGGGTTCCTAATTTTTTCTACAATAGTGAGTTCAATGCGAATCTTTTAACAATATCAATTATAGAAAAGCAAACAAAAAATAAAGACTTAACTTTTGTACTTACTGGCATAGACAATATGATGGCTAATAAGTTCAAACATAGACTTATAACAAGTAATTTAAGTCCTGCTGGTTATGACACAGACTATGGTAAAATTCTTACAGAAGAAAGATTCAGAGGGCAAGTATTTGTTGGTGGAATATTTGTTTGTAAGCCTAATATTGAACTTGACCATGGCTTTGATTTTAAGCCAGAGTATGTTGAACTTGGCAGAGACCGTGGTTTAATTGACAGCTTTAATGTACAATGGTTAGCAAGTTGTATGTGGACGTCAATCAAAAATATTGATGATGCTGCATTAGAAGCTACTGCAGATCTTGTTATGAAAGGAGAAAGGAGCACATACTATATAGGCACATCAAGTAATAATGATGAACTGACAGAGCGTGTTGCTGATAGATTTTATTCACAAGCGCCAGAAACAGCTGTACCAGTTGCAACAGAGAAAGCACGTCAAGAAGTTCTTAATAGATATGACAATGCTGTGCCTATAATTGTCAATGAAACAGTAGAAAGAGTTGTTAAGCATAGCAAAAAGTATAGCAGTGTAGTGTACAATCTTAAAGAAAAACTTAGACTTACACCCACAGAAGTAATAATCCAAGTACTTAGTAATTTTAAACTTGAACTTGGACCATTACATAGTAAACTTAGCAATGAACTAGTACCTGTATCTTTACGTTGGAAATTAGATGACGCTTTTAAAGAAGAATAAGGAGTTGCTTATGAAAAGATATGGTTATGTGCCATACAGTATTGCCATCGAAAACAAAGGTATTCTAAGCATTGATAGTGCTGGACGCGGGTATCTTGACGCGGGTCAAGGATTACGCAGACAACTAACAAAATGGATTAGTCAATTACAATGCATAGAAGTAGTTCTTGATGAAGAAGTTTATTATTTAAAGTTAGTCAATCATAAATTGATGAACGTAACTTTAGAAACTAAACAAGAGATAATGCGACGCGTTAAAGAACAACAAACTATGCAAAATGCAAAGTTTAAACTTACAGAAGAAGAGAATATAACAGAGGAGCTAAAACATGAGTGATGACAAAATCTTTGTTGGTAGCGGTAAAGCAAGAACTTTTCCTGATGGTGGGTCGATTATCGCATGCACCATTGACTTGAACGACCTTGCAAAAGCAAGTAAAGAGTTTGGCTTTGTATCTGATAAAGGCAATAGTGCAGGTCATACCAAAGTAAAAGTAGATGTAAAAAAGAGACGTGAGCCAGACCAATTTGGTAACACGCACTATCTTGAAGTAAACACTTGGAAGCCTACACAGAATCGTGTAGATGATAATTCTGAACCATTCAAGGCGGAAGATTATGACTTGTAGAGAAAAAGCAGAGATAGCTTTTAAAGAAGAATTTGCTAAGATAAAAGATAAAGTTTTACTTGAAACTGTGCTAACAATCTTTAACAATGAAGTACCTGATTATTTCTTTACAGCACCTGCATCTTCAAGTGGCAAATATCATCCTGCCATATCTAATGGTAAAGGTGGCTTAATAAGACACACAAAATTAACTGTAGCAGTAGCCGAAGATTTAATGCAAGCCTTTGGTATAGCAGAACAAGATATTAAAGATTGTATTATTGTTGCATGTATATTACATGATATATTGAAGTTTGGCCAGAATGCAGATGAGAATGGCCGTAGTAAAGAAAATACTACAAAAACGCATGGTTATGCAGCATATTTAGTATTACTGAAGTACTCATTATATGAGTGCATACGAAATGCTGTAGCAGGACACATGGGCATATGGTCTTGTCCAGAAGCAATGCCTCACACATTTTTAGTCAGTCAAGCAACAGTAACAGAAATTGTTATGCTTGCAGATTATATTGCTTCACGAGACCTTGATAAGATTTACAGAAAATTAGATATTAAGTACGAGGAGTTATTTGATGAGGCAAGAATTTAAATTTAAGACAGAGCCATATGAACATCAAAAAGTTGCATTTGATAAATTAAAAGACCTACCTTATTCTGCATTATTCGCAGACATGGGCACAGGCAAAACAAAAATGTCGCTTGATATTGCAGCATATAAATATGCTAAAGGCGAAATAGATGGCATACTTATTATTGCACCAAACAATGTGCATAGTCAGTGGGTAATTGAACAGTTACCATTGCATTTATCGGTACCTTATAAAGCAATAATTTGGAGCTCGCAAAAGAAAGATGGTAATCTTTTTCAAAATGCTCTTGAAGGGTTGTTAACACCAAAGTTAGATGTAATGAAAGTACTAAGTGTAAATGTTGAAGCATTTCAGTCGACAGCAATTGAGAAAACAGTGGCTATTTATGTTAAGCATAATAACATACTTACTATTGTTGATGAAGCAACGCGCATAAAGACACCGACAGCTAAGCGTAGCAAAACAATACACAAAATAAACAAGTATGGCGAAAGAATGATACTTACAGGAACACCTGTAACAAAGAGTCCTTTCGGTCTTTGGTCAATGTTCGAGTTTCTTAAGCCTAATTTCTTTGGTGTTAATTTTTTCATCTTTCAAAGACGCTATGGTATTATGATGCGTGGTGTAAATGCAAAGACAGGTCGTTCATATAATACTGTAATAGATGAAAAAACATGGAATATTGTAAAGAATGGCATTCGTAAAATGAAAGAAAGTAAGCTTGCAGAATTACGAATGGAAAATATGGACTTACCAGATGATACTTTAATTGAGCTAACAGATGATGACTACTTGACCTTGGCCGCGTGTTATTCTGTATCTGAAAAGAATATAAAGTTCATAGAAACAAGAGAAGATTTTGTTAAGTACAAAAGATTAGATGAATTAAAACAGCAAATTGATTCTATAACTTTTTCTGTAAAGAAAGAAGATTGTCTTGACTTGCCGCCTAAAGTATACGAACAGATTTTCGTAGATATGAACGATGAGCAAGAAAAAGTATACAACAATCTTAGAGTAAAGTTACTTGCAGAATATGAAGGTAAAGAACTAAGTGTACAGAATAAAGTGGCATTGACTACAAGACTAATGCAGATTTGTGGTGGCTTCTTTCCAACTAAAGAAGTTTACGACAGAGACGAAAAGCAATATGTGCCATTTGTAGATGATGACCAATTGATAGTTCCAGATGGCTTTAAAGCATTGCTTAGAACAAGAGGTGAATTGATTGGTAAAACAAATGTTAAATTAGAAGCTTTAAAGGCAGACTTTGAAGAAGCTAGAACACCGATAATTCTATGGGCACAGTTTGTAGCAGAAATAGACTATCTTTATGATGAACTAAAGAAAGATTATAAATGCTGTAGATATTACGGTGCTACACCACAACGAGAAAGAGAACAAATTCTTGCAGAGTTTAAGATGGGAGGTTATGAAGTATTTATTGGTAATCCATCCACAGCAGCGTATGGTCTTAACTTGCAGAATGCTACATTGCAATATTATTTTTCTAACTCATTCAGAGTAGAAGATAGATTGCAGGCAGAGGACAGGTCACACAGAATAGGTGTTAAGGCAAGCTGTGTTTATAAAGATGTCATATGTAGAAATACAATCGATGAGAAAATTGCAAGAGCAATAATAAC